TTTGTGCGGCTAATTGTGGAGTTTCTCCAGGCAGGAGACCCATATCAGCGACAGCCATTTCTTCTTCTTGTCGAGCTCTCTGTCTATCAGCATTCCGTTGCCCTAATTCCTGCTTCCTGAGACCAAGTTCCTCCTGCTCAATACCAAGACGCTGATTGCCCGCAAACATATTGAATAGCGGAACCATCTCTTGAGGCGTCATGCCAATTGCAGATAGTTGCTGCTGAGCCTTCTGAGGATCATTCCAATCCACAGTTTGTATAATTTCTGGAAGCTTTTGTTGGAGCATCATCATGCGTTGCTGTTCCTGCTGCCTATTCTGATGCTCTTGTTGCACGCGCGCCTGCTCTTGCTGCTGCTGCTGCAGTAATGCCGCTTGTGTCAATGACTGACCAACACCAGGATTGATCTGACCGAGAGCAGCAATGAACTGAGGATTAGTGGTAAGACTTCCCAAGGAGTTACCAAAGTTTTCAAAGAATCCTGCCATGATAATCTCCTATCTGTAGCCATATGCTGGGTTAAAAGTACGATTGCCACCAGGAATGCCACCATAACCACCAGACAGCCTGCCACCGAGACCGGTGCTGCCTGGAATTTGGGGTTGTACGCCATAGCCGCCACCAAAGGAGCCAAGAGATCCCGCTTGTGGCCCACCACCCCAAAGGTTGTTACCAAAAGTACCGCCCATACCGCCACCTAGATTTTGCAATCCAGCACCGCCTCCTTGGCCCATAAAGCTACCATAGTTTAGTCCTGCTGATCCTAGCGCCTGTAGCCCGGCTCCCCATCTCGCAGCTGCATTTGGTTTCCCAGCAACTTCGCCTGTTGATGTGCCTGAGGAAGTTGGGCTTTCTCCTGGAATCATGTTAAGCATCTGACCGAGATTTGCCGTTCGATTCTGAGGTAACGCCGCCTGCAATTGAGGCTGCAGATAATTGAGATATTGCTGATTATGCTCCTGGATAGCAGTGCCAGAATTCAGTAAATCCATCAAGGATTGACGTTTCTCTCCAATGCCTTGCTGACGAAGCCCCAGAGCGCTTTGGAATCCCTCTGCTTGGGCACCACGCTGCATATTATTATAATCATTTTGTAACTGTCCAAGGTAGGTTCCGTAAGCCGAACTATTCTGCGCCCCAAGATTACCAGTATTTTGCGATCCCGCTCCGGAAAGAGCTATTTGCCTTTGTCTCTCAATGCTTTCCAAAGTTGGATTGAGAACATTTTCATTGTAGAGATTTTGGTAAGGTGCGAGTTCTGCTCCCAACTCAGCAGAATTTCCGCTGCCAGTTCCAGCTCCCTGTGCCAATTGCGTTAACGCCTGGATTTGGTAAGGATGAAACGGCTCAACCACACCTAAAGGCTGCGCGCCATTTCCGCCAGCAAAAGGACTACCATTTTGGTTGAAGTATTGCTGCAACTGCTGAAGGCCCTGCGAAGCAAATGGACCTGTATCTGCTTGCCCCATAGGTGTGGATTGGTATGGGCCTTGTGATTGAGCAAGTGCCTGAGGTAAGAACTGTTTAAGATACGCATTCCTTAGTTCTTCGGGATAGGTTTGAAAACCACCTTTTGACTCGCTTTGAGATTGAGCAGGACGCGCGCCCTTTCTTCCGCCACCAAGAGCAGATAATGCTGCTCCGCCCGCAAGTGCAGCTCCAGCTAGTGGTAAAACAGCCATTGGCATATTAGTTTCCTCCGTAAATAAAATTGCTTCCAGCACAGATGAATCCATGCTTCTTTAGATATCTATCTTTCAATTCTGAATGATTTGCCGTCATGTGCCCTACTAAAATCATAACCTTCATCTCATCCGATATTTTCTTCACTTCATTGATCAACATATCTGCAATTCCATGCTGTCTATAGTCGGGATCTGTCATTAGAAATTCATTTCCCAATATCTGAACTTCGTTATTCCAACCAAAGTGCGTCCAATTCATTCCAATACATCCAACCAATCCCTTGTCGGACGCCTCGGTTACATAAACAATCCCATTGCTAATTAGAGAAGCCAACCAAATTCCACTATAGGAACATGCTGGAGGAAACCCTCCAACCTTTAATTCATCAAACCAATCAAGCAATAGAAACATTATCCTTGAGTGATCTAGAACATTGGCCTTTCTAATGCTAATTTCCATCTGCTACCGCTAAAAAGTACTACAAATTATTCTTACCCAGTTCAAAGTCCCTGCATTATTGAGTAGAGTGTACTGATAAGTCACAGTCTGAACTATATCATAAAGTTGATCACCAGTCTCTATATCTGAACTTGAGGTTGGAGCATTTCGATCTGTTCTAAGTCGACCTTGAACAAATGTAGTAGGCAATGTCAATTCAAGATAATTGAGCTGATCTTCGACGCGTCGAACCCTTTCTTCCCCAACCGATCCACCAGTAACAGCATTCTGATCTGTAAAACGAGACATAACTACCTCGTCGAGGATGGTTTGATTTCTTCATAGCAATTACCCAGCAAGAAGTTACCATCGATAACATCACTCGTTAATTGATACTGTCTCTGCCTTCCAATCATCATCACATCTACCTTAGTAGTATTAGGATTCAACGTATAGGTAGCCTGAAAGCTAGGATTAACATTGTCAACTAGCGGCGCCTGCGCATAAAGACGAGCATTTGTCTTGAGAGTCATAGTTCCAACCTGCTTCAGATCCGGGTAGAAGCTATAGATAACCATGGTATCGTCGCCTTCCCCAATTTGGGCATAGCAAGTAGTGGCGTAAGATAACATAGGGGCATATTGGTTAGACGGGTCATCCAATGCAGGGTTATATGCAGAATTATAGTCATTTACACCTACTTCATGCTGGAACAAACGATCGGAAGATCCATAATTGATGGTGACATTGGGACCACCACTATCGATCACGGAACTTGTACTGTAAGCGCCAGGAACGTCCACATTGATCTGTAGAAATCCACCTAGAGCAAATAACACTGTATTCGTTGAATTGATCTCTGCGCTGCTGAACCCACCAAATCCGACTGCATTAGTTATGCTGACAGTATCGCCCGCATTTACCGTGTTGAGTCCGGAGTTTATTCCTATGATCGTAGTTCCTATAGTGATTGCACTTCCACCTCCCGTTCCAGATGAAGTAGCAGCACTGCCAGCAGTAAAAGAGATGGATTGAACCGGAGGCTCGCCATAGTTACCCACCCCATACAGACCAGTTCCATAACCCACCGTTCTAGTAACTGAAGTAACAGTACGAGCACCGTTGAGATTTGCCGCCGTAATACCATTCGTATCCACAGCTCCACTAATGAAGATCTTATCGCCAGGGAACAAGTAGGATGTTATAGCAACATCAACCACCACATTATCAGAAGTATTTGTCGTAGTGAGAGGATTCGCACCAAGCGTGTAAAAGAAAGTGCTCAGCGAGTTTGGTATCACCAATGCATTATTTACGTTGCTTTGGATCAAATAGGGATAGTCACTAATATTGGTTGGCTCTTCAGCAGCCGTGCGCGATAATGTTCCAATAGACCAATGGGATTCTTTGTAATTATAGATCACATAGTTATTCGGGTTAATATCCTGGCCTACAGGATAGAAGAACCATACCTCATTAAACTCTACGTTCGCGAACGTGAAGCATGTTGATGAGGCTGCCCAGTTAATATTATCGTACACATATCTTTTAACCGTGTTATTTGGCAAGATATTGACCGTGTAGCCATCAAAGACATAGAAGTCGCCCTGTCCCATCCAGAACACTGCGTCCTCTATCTCAGAACGCGCCTTTGGGCCTATAATGCCGTCGGTAGCAAAAAGCTTCCTGATCAACCATATCTGCGGCTTGTTGATAAACTGGAGATTGTAAACTTCGTTTGATGTGAATACGAGATCATGATTCCTTGCAGAAGCCTGACTAATTAGCGGGCCAGCCTGATCCAAAGTGGTTACATAGGAATAGGTGGAGGGCCCTGGCGTCCATTGATCGTAGCCATTGTTATCAAGCAGCACATTAGATTGATCACTGAAGTACAGCTGATTCAAAAGAAGGCTGCTATTACTAAGACTCTTACTTCCCAGTGTGCAGACAGAATTATTGGACACATACACCCATCTGACGCCTGATGGAACTGCATTCCCAGAGATAGCCGTTATAAGGGTTGGTGCGGTACTGATGTCAAAATTCGTCCAGATATAAAGGTTGGCAACGTTACTAGCGCCATCCCCTGGTGTCAAAATAAGATTGTCACCATATTTATCCATGGACCAAATGCGAGGGTAAATAACATTATCTGGGTCATTAAATGTCTTTGAATCGCCGTAATCGCCTGCCCCATAATTTCCTCCACCATAGCCATAGCCAATTGATTCCTCTTCAATTCCAGCAGCTATTTGGGTCTGTATTGTTGTGCCCGCACCACCCGCAGCTGTGACAGCAGACGTTGCAATCGTATCAGTGTCGATAATGAACGTATCTTCATCCACGATATTGGTAATGATTGTTTCACCATTAATGGATGCGGCAAGAATTCCGTCCACATTTCCTGAACCTGCTATCTTTATTCTATCACCTTTGAGCAATCCATTGGCTGGATAATTGACATACAGATAACTCGCAGCCCAAGTCATATTGGCCGTTTCTTGGCCAGTTCCATCCGATGCAATGCCTACATTGATCTGAACTGCTGCATTACTAACAACAGTTACAGGAAATGTTCCATTAATATTAGCGGCAGGAATTCCAAAGTAAGTTCCCGTAACGCCACTGATATTAATCAGATCGCCATCTTGGAAATAGTTAGTAATTTCTAAGGTGATGATTGGACTGCGGATGGTGAAGTTTACCGGAACATCTACCGCCGAGTTGTATTCGGTGGAGAAAGCATTCGGAATAGCAATTGTATTGGCATTCAAAGGAGTGATATTGTAGAACGAATAATCCAACAGCGGAGCATATGCATAGAGACGCGTAGTCGTGCCAATGATTGTAATCGGATTTCCTTTGGGATCTCTGCAGGAGAATATATTCCTGGCAACGCCGAGGATGGTTTGATTGTTGTTGGAGAAAACACGTTGCCAGCCGCCAATCTTACGTAGCTTGCCATCCTGAAAGCGAATCTTATCGCCATCAGCGAACAAAATGGTATCGAGAGGGGTAGAATCCTCCAAAGGATTGACCCCAGGTATAATGGCCAGCTTAATGCGTTTTCCCAGGGTCGCCATGACTACCTACTAAAAATGTTCGATGATACGCACCAATCCGGGAGATCCCGATCCGCCAGGAGCAGTAATACCACCACTGCCACCATTCCCATAACCAATTGCTGTAAGACCTGCACCCCCTGCACCGGAATATTGCGACGTGATTTGTCCGAATACTGGGCTTGCGCCACCATATCCAGCGATGGGAGTAGGCAAGTTAGCACCATATCCGCCTGTCCCACCCTGCAACAATAACGGAGTTGCCGATATGCCAACAATGATCCCTGTGCCGCCTGCACCACCTTTCGTGAATGCACCGTTTGAACCACCCGCAGCCGTTATTGATCCGCCTGCTGCAGGGGAAACCGTCGTAGAACCGCCATTGCCATTGGGTGAGCCGCCGGTTCCAATACTAACCGCTATGCTAGCTCCGACTTGAGATGCCGTTAATTGACACCAGAAATAACCACCACCGCCGCCGCCCGCTCCGCCGCCACTGAAGTTCGTTCCACCACCACCACCACCAACGCCTTCGACAGTGACGTAAGAGATATTGGCACTGGGCGTATAACTGCTATTAGCAGTGTAGATATATACATTCGGAGGTGTAGTAGAAGATCCACTTCCAATCGGTACATAGGTATGCGTTACAGGATCAATGCTACCAATTTGCAGCCACTGCGCGCCATCATAGATATTGTAGATCCAATCCGTGGCAACAGTGGTATTAATCCATGTCGATCCAGCAGTAAGTATCGGCGCTACAGGAGCTGTATTGCCAATATTGTTGGTGAATGAAGACAACAACTGAGTATCTTGTGCACTTAAATTGCCATTCAGCTGCGTTCCCCATACGTTCGCATCGATTGAGGAGTTTGGCACGGGAAGGGTCCAAGCAAAATTAGTCGTACTAGTGGGCATATTACATACTCAAATTATTGATGGTGGAACGTTGAGAGTTGCGTAACCGTAACTGGCTAAGCGCAACACCCGCTTTTTCAAATTCACTGGCCGCGAGTTCCGGAGATTGTAAACTGTCTCTATAGAAAATCCCGCGCGCTTTGTATCTCGTTACATCCTGGGTAAAATCGCCCATCCAGATACTGGTATCATTCTCATTTACTGGATAAGCATCACGGTAGTAGTAATACATTTCCAGTATGTAATTTCCGGTGTTCGTCCAAGGATGAAGATATAACTTATCCCCGAATATTGCCCACACACCTGGTATGCCCTGATCCGATCCAAACCTACGAAAGTTTTTCAGATCATAGAATGTGCGCTCTTCAAATCCACTCGATGCAGTGACGATGGTAAACGAATTATAATCCTGCGGGAACACGGGAGGGGTGGGGAGGGGTGGCACTGGTCCAATTAATAAGCTCAACTGCAGAACACTGATAAAATCAGTGGGCAAAGGAACATGATCAACATAGGCTGGAACTGTAATGTAAACCAATTCTGTGTTGATAAATAGTTGCTCGATCTCGAGCTCTTTAATGGCGCTTACAATGGCGTTCTGAACCTGCGTGGAAAAGCTAGCATCACGGTATGTTTCTGCCAGAATCTGCGTTGTCATTTGACCAAATGTAAGCGCCATAAAGTACTATCCTATACGTTGCCTTGGCAGAGATAGTCTACTTCAAGGTAAACGGTTCCTGTGGCTGCAGCAGTTGCGAGGCCAGCAGTTACAGTAAGTACCATGTTGTAGTATCCATTGTTCGAGGTCGTAGTATTTTCGTTGTCTGCGTACATGTAACCAACACCACGTGTCTGCACACCATTGGTGAATGCAGGAGCGGTATTAGCATAAACATGCACTTGACCAGCCGAACCACCACCAACAGCACCAAGGCTGGCAGCAGTGATAAAGCGGAAAGCTGCAGGACCATCAGTCTGGTTGTCACCAAGTTCAAATGTACCGGTAGGGGTAGCATTTGTATCTAGTGGAGCAAAGTAAACCAGTGCAGACAAAATCACGATCCCATCGGGAGGAATGAAGTTGGTTGCAACGATCGTATCGCCGTTAGCCAAGGCACCAGTCAATTCGAAATACGCACCAACACGGAATGTGTGACCGGGTACAACAGGAGACTGAGCTTGGAGATTTGTGAAGTTATAAACAGTCATGTTTCATCTCCTAAGAAGTTTGAGCGACATAAGTAGGCAGAACGATAACACCATGGTCGGTGCCATTGAACTGGATCTTCTTAATGCCCCAGATTGCGTTGATAGCAATACGGCGTGTTTGCGCAATATCGATTACGTCTTCACGGATAATGAATCCAGGAACGATTTCCTTACCATCCGAGAAACCACGACCGAGCGCCATAACAGCAGCATCACGACCACAGAAAATCGCACGGCGTGTATTGGCAAGAACCAGGTTGGTTCCAGAGTCAACACCGTTTGGAATTTTGTCCGTTTTGAAGATTTCGGTTTGCGAATAAACCATCGAACGTGCAATGCCGCCATCTGTTTTACCAGCAGCAATCAAGTTACCGAAGATATCACGGTACTGAATAGGAGCCGAGGTATCTTGGAGCAAGGACTGCCATTGGCGCGTATGAACGTACATATGGTATTTTACACCATCACGCTCAGAGATCGGGCGAATGTAAGGACGAACGGTTTCTGCTTCGGCTTCGAGTTCATCAATCTGAGTGAATTTCAAAGTTGCAGTAGGATCAGCGTTCACTTGTTGATCGCTTGTCCAACCATTAGGATAGTAAACACGGTTAGCACTAGGAGCGAGTACAGTGTTCAAACCTTGGAGGGTTTGCTTTTGTACGCCGGTGTAAGTGTAACCATCATAAACGAAGCTGTTAGGGTTAAAGCCAGCGAGCTGGTAAAGAACCGAAACCACACCGCGTTGTGCCAACCAGTCCATCGATACTTTGTAGGTATCTTCAGGGAGATCGTACAGAACACGTTGTTGAGAGATCGTCATCGTGTTTGGAATTTCGATGGGATAACGCAGTTGGTTAATAACCAGATCTTCTGTGAAATACGTAAGCGCATTACCTTGACCGGTAGCGGCTTGATCACCGATCAGACCAGGACCAGTTTGACGTAGCAAGAAGCTAATACGAACACTGTCACCAGCCATGTTTTGGAGTTTTTCTTGTTTGGAAACGATTCCTGCTTCCATCATTGCTGCAAGCAGCCCCGTATCTGTGACGAAGTCTTTATATATCCGGTTGGACCATAATTTGACTGTCTGCAGATCAGAACTGGCGAATTGGGTAATTGCCATAATAGACCTCAAAAAGTTAAAAACGAACGATCCGGGAAATCCGGAAGGTTGAGTCAGTTCCTTTAAGCGGCCTTTTACCGTGAGGCACACGATGGCGTTTAACGTGAACCACACGGGTGCTTTGGTTTTTACCGTGAACCACACGAAGAGTCACTAACGCAGACTCGTAAGGAAAGACCTCCCGCTCTCACACACTACCGAAGCAGAGGCATGCATAAGAGGTCTTAGCTTACGAGTTTACCAAGTAATCAATAGTTTAACAAGTAAATTACATTCCACCCTGAAGTTTACGAAGCACATCATGAAATGCCTTGGGGTCAACGCCTCTGCCGTGCGGATTCATAAACTTATCGTCGAATCTATCCAGGCCGGCATAAATGCCTACATCTTCGGATGGCTTAAGCATGACGCCAGGAACTTCACGTGCTGCCGAGGCTGATGCACGCATGTTCTGTTCTACTTTCCCTAGGTTCGTTCCTCTTGGAAGAGACGACGCAGCCGCCTTTGCCTGATAGCCATAGTTCTTAGAGATTTTATAGAACATCTCAGCAACGTTTTGGCCTTTTGTAAGGGCTGCTTGAGCGAGATTGTAGAGCTTTTGCGTGGCTAGTTGTTGTGCTTCCTGCTCATTCGCCCCAAGCATCTGCGCTGTCGAGATTTCGGCATCCACCAAATGCTTATACGCCTGATCAAAGTCGGGCTGTTTTTGGACAAACTCTGCCTGCTGCATGTTCACAGCGTTAGCAAAATAGCGCTCGTACTGGTTAGTGTCAGACAACTTACTTTGAGCCTCTAACTTTTTCTCTAACTCATTGATCTTACGCATATAAAGATTGTGAGCTTGCTCATCGACAGGATCAATCTCTTGAGCTTTTTGTTCCTCGGCAGCATTTAACTTGTTCATGGCTTTGTTGTAGAGCTCTAACTCGGTCTGGTAGCGAATGCGCTCCTCTCTTTCTTTATCCAAGGCAGCTTCTAGAGTTTTCCGCTTTTCAATCTCTTTATTGAGACGTTTCTTCGGGATAACCTTAAGATCAGCATCGTCATCATCATCCTGTTCTTCTTGTACTGGCTGAACCTCTTGGTCCATTTGGGTATCGAGGGCTCTCTCTTCTGTTTCTTCGGCAGGCACTTCAACAGGTATTTCATTAGCTTGAGGAACATTTTCAGCCTCCATATCCGCCAATTTGTTGATGCGCTCTAGCTCTTTATGGAATGCATTCACATCCAATTTCCCCGGGGCTTTCCAATCCAAATTGGACTCTTGTAATTGAATGTCTACACCTTTGGCGTCACTAATTGATAACTCTGTGTTGTCTGTCATATTTTACTTCCATTGATTGTTGATACTGCAGGTTTTTGATCCATCCAACTCACGTATGAGAGAGATATGTTGGGCTCTCCAGCGGTGAATAATGATTTCTTTTAGTTCATTCAACTGAGCACGCATGTCTGCGAATAACGTGTCAGCTTCCATATGGTCCTCGATATGGTAATGGTGCAAAACGTACTCTAATTCATCCAGGAACTGTTCTTTGAAGGTCATAAATTCTTTCAAGTGCGATTCGAGTCGAACTTCAATCTCATTTAACTCAGGCGGTATGCGCATCTTCATAGCTAAACTCCTCAGGTGAATTATTGTTGTATGGCCATCTCCTTATAAGCGCGCTCAGCGTCTAGATTTAAGTTGGCCATCTCTCTGGCACTGCGAACCTGATCGTAATCAGCTTGTGCATTGGCTTTTTTTGCAGCCATAAATGCATCCACATCCGCATGCTCTAATTCTTTTTGCTTCAACATTGCATCTGCTTGCGCCCGCATTGCTTCTGCTTCCTGTTTTGCAGCCGAGGCTTGCTTAAACAGCACCTCTGCTTGCGTTAGCGCTTCCATCATAGGGTCCGGTCCTTGAGGAGGAGGAGGCGCCATCATTTGCTTGATCTTACCGAGATTTTCCCCATCAAATGGAGCGTATTCCATTACCAATGGCATAATGTCCACAGGATTAGGCTTATTAGCGAGAATTCCAGCAAGCTGCAGAAGCTTCTCAAATATAGTCTGTCTTTCATCTGGCGTATGCGGCGTCTTCTCGATGGTGATATCATATTCATCCGTTAGATTATCCATCAGAAGCGGCACATATTGTGCTGATCCTTCAGGAGTAATGTGTTTGATGAGCCTACCTTCCGAGTTATCGACCAACACGCGCAAGATATCTATCATGACATGCCCTGTTTCGACCGTATATTGCTCTAGAGCATCAAAGTAAGGTGCAAGCACCATAAGACCCTGACGGACTAACTGTGCGTTTAATTGGGCAGTCATGAGCTTAGAATCAGTCATGCCCATAAAGTCAGGGGTAACACCAATCACTTCCATGAGAGAGCGATTAGCAAAGTCGATCATTTGAAGTAGTCCATCCGGGACCGGGGGAGCAATCTTCGGACGGACTTTTCCAGACATAAGCGCGCCAGGACTATAGATAGTTACCTGCGCAGCCTTAGTATAAGTATCGAGGAATCCTTCCAGATTAGGCACGGCATCGGATTCGATCTCTACGCCGCCTTTTGGAATGGTTTTCAGGAACCCCTCGTAATCGGACACGGCTTGGTTCATGAGACGCTGAGGTTCTTTCATCGAACGCACCATACCGTAATAGCACTGGCGGATCTCGTCGTACTTACCTGTCATGCACTTCATAGAGAATGACTTCTGAGTAAAGTTCTCAGACTTACGTATGACTTGATTGCCTACAATATCAGCTCTGTAGTACTTCCATTCCTTCTGCATGACAGACTTAACATTCTCAAAACCCAAGGTCCGGAATGCTTCTTTCATTGTAGAGTTATCGCCTGATGGGATCGGAACGATCTTATCCAGATAGGGATTGCATTTATACTTATCCTGCATCACCTTCGCCAGCTCTACTACTTGCTGAGTATGCGGGTCATTCGGATCGCCTTCAAAGCCCTGTAATGGGTTCTCGATGCGATAGAACGGGACTTTGTCCCTCCATTGGTATTGATAGATAACGCCCAAAGACTTCACAATCATCACTGTGTCAAAGAAGTCCAGGAATCGCGCATCAACAGCAGCACCAAACTCTGCATCAGCTTCTTCCTTTTGATCCTTGTTCAGACCTACCAGCCACTGATGAAGTTTGTTTCTATCAATAATATGCGCTCTGCATAGCCAGTTGGCTGACCCCAAGTTCTGGTTACGAGTCGTTACATCCCACATCATGAAGTAAGGGAATATACGCTCTGCATAAGCTTCACCATTGGGATTCTTATCGTATTCAATGTTGTAGTCCACAAAACCGAGTCCACAGATAAGCATGTCTCGCATAGCTAAGCTGGTTTGATAGCGATAGTTGGAAGTATCTTCTATCCAGCGAATGCCATCATTGGCAAGATCTGTGTATCCTTGTTCCTTTCCACTAAGAAGACGAGGCACGCACTTAATGTCGGAACGGTTCTGGATTTGGAAGCCAGTAATTGCATCGAGGATCGTCTGCGTACGGTTAATGGTACGCGTTGGCATGTTGTTGGCTAGTTGGCGCTGATAGTCTTCTTGGAGCCATTGGCTGCCTTCATAAATTCCGAAGTTGTCGCGGATCTCATTAGCTCTCCACCAGGCTGAAACTAGTAAATTATCCTGGATGTTGCCATGGGCTTGGCTGACTATCTCATAATCACTGAGGATTGACATTAAATGCCTTTGAAATTACTTGAATACAAAGACATAGTGTAATGCTTTTCTAGTCTAATCGCAATTTTAAAGTGCAAAGCATAGATGGATAATTAATCCAGAATAGTTTATTTAAGCCAACCCCAGTTACGGCCCGTTTTTATATTATTCACTCCCTGTTGACTCAAGCCATATTCCTCAGCAATAACTCTCTGAACTCTTGGATCGGCTCTGATGGCTCTCACTTGCTCTTCCGTAAGTTTACGTTGACTGTGTTTCTCACCTCTGGCAGATCGCTCTTTGTCGACCATGTCCTTAGAGTTATCTCGCGCAGATCCGAGAAACAGGTGATCTGGATTAGTACACAGTCTATTATCACAACTATGACACACAAACATGCCTTCGGGTATAGGCCCTCTATAAAACTCATAAGAATACCGATGAGCTTTCATATTCCTATTTTCTTCTACTTTGAACATGCCGTAACCTCTGGTGTCTTTCGACCCCCTCCATCCCCAGCATCCATCACCTTTCTTAATATATCTTTCCCATGTGCAACGGTTAGAACAATACTTGCTCGTACTCACCTTAGGCACAAACTCAGCACCACAAGCTATGCATGCCTTTAGCTTAAAGTTTCTACCCTTATAGTGCGCCCTCACTATGCTGGTATCTTTTTTCTTATTATCCCCAAGAACTAGATGATCTGGCCTCACGCATTTTTGATTTCCACACGTATGCAATACTCTCAACTCTTTCTCTACGGTCCCAAAGTGTAAGCTCCAGCTATATCTATGAGAAGTGCCATTACCTTCAGAAGTATTGAAGGACCCACTTCCGTTTCGGGAGAAGTTGCCTGTCCAATCCCAACAATTGTCAGTCTTATTTACTTTGGACCAGAATCTGCACTCATCAGAACAATGCTTTTGCTTAGAGCTAGTCCTAGTGAAAGATGAATTGCAGTGATCGCAGTTAGATGGTGTGTATACATTCATAGTATTTATTAGTAACTGATTCTTTACTAATAGTCAACCAAAATTATCTCACCCTATCTATTTTCAACTTAGAGCATGTTTAATGTATACAAAATGCAATCCTAGATGTAGTATTGTATACAATAGAAGAAAAATGGAGATACTATGGACGAAGATACGGTTGCGGCGATGCTTAATAAAAGAAAGAAGTACTTTATGCTCAAGTCAGCCGTATCCCAGTCCCTACTATGTAACACAAAATTAGAGATGTTAGGGGACAGAATCATCTTTGAATTCCGGAGATTCTTTGAAACTTCTGATATCTATCTTGAAATAGAACTCATCCAGCTGAACATGAAATTCGTACGCAAAAGCAGCGGTAAGAAGTATCTCCGTCATTTCCTCACCATCAATCATAGTGGCTGTGACATAGATACTTCGAAAGAAATATGCGGGCATATACGCTCTTTGCTGCAGGCATCTAGGGTTGATTACGAAGCCATCACCCCCAAAGACGAAAAGATTATAGAGATCGAGTTCTACTCTCGCTATGCAGATGACCAAGATGAGTAGACTGGAAGAGTTCTCCAAAAAATTCTGGGAGATGAGCAGGCCCACCCTTGCGCCCAAAGCCCACCTTACTGAGGTAGAGCGCGAACTCTATGAAGAGCGGGCAGCGATTATGGAGTACGATGCCGGAATGCCCAGGAAAGAAGCAGAGATGGCGGCGATGCAATATATACTTGGCGATCGCCGCCAATCTCCCTAGATTGTTGTCATAGTATGACCAGGGATGCCTTCAGGTCCAATCAAGCCGTAGATGTTCGTGTACACCTTATCAAACATAGCCATGGCTTCCTTGTAGGTCTTCATCTCTTCGCTCACATAACTTTCATTGGTGCCGAATATAATCTGCAGTGCATAGCGTTTGCTCTCCAGCTTAAGCACGTGCATGAACTTAATGTATTCGATGTTCATTAGCACCCCTGCGTTCTTCTCGTCTTCGCCTATTAGTATGAATTTAGCCATTGTTATTCCTTTTTGTTATTGTTCATAAGAAGATGGAGCCATCATAAATGGTATTCCATCTTGTACTATCGGACGCGCATGAGCTTCCCGTATTCGATCTGACAAGAGATTATACATCCTCAGAGCGCTGATCATATCAGCATATGGAGCACTCACATACTCGGTAGCGTTTACTAGGGTTACTGCCACTACAAAATTCTCCAATTCTTCTTGTTCCACTGATAGAGCTGTAATGTTGAACAGATCTATCCACACTTCCTCATCATCCATAGGATTTGTTAGGTGTAAGTAGTCAGGCATTTGTCTTTATCCCCTATATTGTCGTAGATCAACTTAAAGAACGCTTGAGCCTTCTCTTCTGAGTGGTACGTATACTCGTGCGTCAGCACAGCTTTGTGGTCATCCTTCATGCAGACTTCAACGATCCATACATGCATCCACACAAGCTTGTCTTTCCATAGCTTCACGCCGGCCACATCTCTCATTTCCAGAGTGCTGACATGACCTTGATCATCGGTTATGAGGAGCTGCTTACTTAGCATGGGTGTCCCTCATATTGTCATATAAATACTGCATTAACACCATAATGCACCCCATTTCCTTCTTGGTGAACTTATGCTTGAAGCACTGATTGCACAACAAGTGAAGTCCCCTAATAGCCAAAGCATCCATTACCGCCCTCCATATAGCGCGTGGTAATCCACATTATTGCCACCAGGCCATTCTAAGGTCGCATCGAGCAACCTACTTAACGCATCTAACATGTCATCATGCAAAGAAATGGGAAATGCCAAGTACTCTTCTTCGATAAACTCTTCGATCAGATCCACTACGATCCCTTCATAATTAGTCTTCACTAACTTCTCAGGAAGATAGATACGCTGCTCATAGAAATAAGGAATGAGCCTACGGATCCGATCCTCTTTGGATAAGGATCCACCTATCTCAGTGATAAAGAACCGATAGTTACGCTCATCCATCGCCTTCTTCATATACTCAGCATCAAGTTGCATTCCATAGCGCTCGTAAAGAACGTACTTAGGCTTATACTTAGCATGTAGTTGAAACAATGCATCCTCGCGTTCCCTCAGATTAAGCTTGTCTCTAACAATATCCAACACATACATGTTTCTATCCTGGCCAAGTCCTACAACGCACATACAGGTGTAATCGCTGCTCTTCTTCTTAGAGGATGCAGGATCGATCATGATGTAACAGTTATAGGCGCTGCTGCTAAGCTTGCCCTTGTAGAACATGAGCCATTCACGCATGAACTCGCCACCCCCTGTAGGAGAAGGATTTTGCATATATTGTCCGGAAAAGGCAAAAGCACCCAATGCTCTTTTCTCTTTTTCAATGAGTTCCGCACCCATTCTTTGGGGATGAAGCAGCTCGCCTTCTTCCATAGTCTTCTTGAAGTTACCAAAGTCGAATATCTTTTTCTGCTCGGAAATAAGCTGTATCTTTAGATGCTCCCAACCACCCTTCTCAAGTAAGTGACCAGTCAGATCATCTTGGTGTAGCCTTTGCATGATAACGATGATTACACCCTTCTCTTTGTCATTCAGCCTGGTAGAGAAGCTCTGATCGAACCATATATTAGCATTATCTCGCTCAGCAGTGGAACGTGCCTGCAGGGCTGATAAAGGATCGTCCACGATGAGGAAGTTCCCTCCCTCCCCTGTGACAGTACCTCCAGTCGAGGTTGCTATTCTAAAGCCCCTTTCCGTCGTTACATACTTGGCCTTGGTGTTTTGGTCTTCCAACAACTGAACATGAGGAAATAACCATTTATACCACTCCGTTTGAATGACAGCCCTACAGTCTACAGAGTGCTTCATGGATAGGTCACTGGAATAACTGGCGCACATGATCTGCTCACCGGGGTTATGCCCTAGCAAGTAAGCAGGAAAGGCTACGCTGACAGAGATGGACTTCAGGAACCTTGGAGGGATATTGATGATGAGGCGCGTAATCTGCCTATCACGACAAGCCTGCAGGTATTCAGCTATCAGATCAATGTGCCAGTTATGCTTATAGGAGGCGTTGGGATCTACCACACGAAAGCATCCACGAATGAATTCAGACAGGTTGGTGCGATACTCTGCCTGGATCGCCCGCATCTTTTCTTCTTCGGAGAGGAGATCTAGGTAACTTCCTTGCATTCTATCTCCATCATCCTGGATTTCATGCGCTCTAATATCTCAGCGTCTTCGTTCTTCAAGTTGTAGTTCACCATCACTTGGTTGTTGATTGCGATCAGCGGATCCTTCTTTACTGGGATGATCCTATCCATGACGATCTTAATGCAGGCTGGGTCACCATTCTTGGCCATATCGATAACTTTGTCGACTATTTCCTCGGCATTAGCTTCGATCTTCAGCATTGCCATCTTAATGGTGGAACGAAAATCCAGAGTACCTTTAGGCTTCCCTTTTGGGTTTCCAGACACACCTTTTTGGAATCTATGTGGCTGTTTTTTGACCGGAACTGTAGGTTCTTGCATATCTTCTGCATTTTCAAAAGATACAATGCTCATACCTATAAGTCATCCGGACTAGAGTTAATACGAGGAATTACGCGCACTCTGGCTTCCTTAACATACTTCATAACCTTCGAAGTATAACGTTGCAAATCACCAATTGCGTCGTTTGTAGTGGTGACGTCCATTTTAGCTACCAGTGCAGCAAACGATTCCCGCAAAGCACCATTGAGGGCCAACATCTGATCCACATCCATCTTCTCTTGCAAAGTCATGCGGTCCATAGTGCCACTCATAGCTTAGCTTCTAGATTGGCTACTTTCACTTTAAGAGCATTGATCTCGGCAGCTATATCCGCTTTGACCTTAGCAACAGATACTTCAAAATGGTTGAGCATAACCCCGGCGTGATCTTCTAAGGTGCTTTTGAACTTGTCTGAAAACATTTCCAAGTCCGTTTTTACTGCTGTTGCTGTGCCTTCAATAATATTGCTCATCTTATGCTCCCTTGTATGCTTTAATTGTATACAAATAATAGCAAGTCTCGTAGAGTAAATCAATCAGTAATTACATTATGGAACAAAAATGTTAGACGATGATTTCGATAGAGAGGAACTAGAATTGACCGACCATTTAATGCCTACAGAATCACAATTATGCGTGCAGTTCATGAAGCAGTTGAGAGAGCTACAACAACTGAACTATTTCGAGACTCCTTTTATTATTATGCATATCGCCAACGAACGTAAGTCTACCGGCAATAGTCATCTGGATATGCTGTACAACAAACGGCTTAAAACGATAGGCATGGTAAAGGGCGCACCAGACTACATCATTACCTATCGTTTTGGTAAAACAGCAGCTATCGAATTCAAGCGTAATGCCAAATGCAAGCTTTCCCCTGCACAACTAACCTTCAAGCAAGAATGGGAAGATTTAGGAGCACCCTACCTTCTCACCTGGAAGATAGACGAGGCCATCGGCTTTATCCATGATTTAACTGAACTATAGTGTCTTATTATATTTTATATTGACAAGTATGTTATTATAGTGTATTATGTTTACATCTAATGATAGGAGATAGACATGAAACACTACAAAACCATCCAGCAATATGGCCAAGATCTTATAACTGAGTTCGTACAGGCAGTGGAGAGAGAGTGCCCACAAGAGATGACGCGTGAGTATGCCTATGTAGAGCATTTCAAGCGCACTGTAGGAACTTTCCTATCTCTTGCCAATGATGACTATGCAGATAAGAGAGGCAAAGTTAAGAACTGGGATGATTATGCTGCCAGAGTGATCGACATTATGTTCGACTACAAATACGAAGGCATCGTGTACGACGACAGTCTGGACAATGTTACTAACCTATGCGAAAGCTTTATCCATGCCATCGATAATGTGTCCGAAGAAATGGATGATAGGGAATACGAACATCAACGCATGCTTGATAGGGATTACCGCTGGATGGTATTGTAAGTTGCGTATACATATGGTATAAAAGCTCTACCAGGAAGGGTAAGATATCGCTGCGATAACTTCACTTTCCTCCTTCCTGGTGCCGGCTAGCGCCAGATCTTCGAGCTACCTATAACACTCTGCAGTCTCTAAGATAGCTAGCTGGGATTTCCCTCTCGCCACGAATGCATCATTTAGTTCTGTCTTTTTTGCCAATATCGCATCAGCATCATCCCTGGCATAGGTCTTGGCGAGTATATATTCCCCTCCGAGTCTGACAATCTCCCTCTCTTCTTCATTAATGCACTTACTTTGTTGCTCTGCTAACAATGCATGCAATTCTAATTCTAATTCTTTTAGATGTCCCATTTGACCACTGTCGTGTGCCTTCACCATTCTGAATCCCAATAATACCCTGGCACGCTCAAAGTCAGTACAAACTGGCCTAGTAGGTTCTGATCTAGCTATTGCAGAACAACGCATTTCGTGAGGTGTATATCCTGCAGGCTTGGATGAATTTCCATACTTCTTGATACTTTCCTGTTTGTATTTGGATTGCCTATTGATCCATGCAAACCAATGTTCTGAGTATCTCTCTGGCGCAGCTGCTTTGGTCCCTCTGTTAGGACTGAGATTGTATTCCTTAAACATCCGGAACTCTTTCTCTATCTCATCAGGCGTGAAACCAAGCATTCTACCATCCTTCATCATCGATTCATTTAACTTCAGATCGCTAATTGCTATGAGATTGTTCATCTTTTCATCCTTTTCCTTATTATTTTTAAAAAATGCATGCATCCGTAGGTCACCAAAAGATGAGTCCTTTGTTGTTGGAACCCCCCAATCCATGCATTCATGCGATTTTATTTGTTTTTTCTTGGATCTGTACTTATGCCGAATAATACATCGGTAAAATACCTGAGAATTCGACTTGATAGCCTTCAGCTTGATAGCTTTTTCATGCAACAAATAGAGCCAGTATGGATTATTATTATTATATTCTTTTATAGTCGTCCCTATCTCAGGCAAAGTTAGATCATAGGATACCTTTTTACGTGCCTCAGTACGGGTATCTCTATAGTCAGGATTGCGTATTACCAGCCTGGAATCATGTCCTAGGCAGCGATTAAAGTAGTCTTCATCCATTCCTAAGGAAGCCAATTTATCCATGTTAAGACGGAACATTCTGGTGTTGTCCTTGATCGTTCTCCCCTTCTTATAGAAGACGGTCTGTAGCCCCTTGGGAGCTTCCTGTTTAATAATGATCCCTTCCTCCACCAGTTCAGTGATAGCGCGCTCCATCGTCTTTTCAGACATGTTGAGGTCACTGATGAGGTATTTGGCGATTTGTTTGTACGTGGCTTTTGACCAATAATGCTCGCCATCGGTCAGTCCATAACGGAAGATTTTGGTACCTGGAGTTGATTGACTCATCTTCCAGTCGCGCTGCTTACTATAAAATGCAACCACTATAAAA